AAAGTGCGTATCGTAGTCAATGCCAATCGCTTCCAACAAGGAAGATATTGTTTGGGGTGGGTGCCTTTAGCAGCGCCACTCCTAAGTACGTCTTCATTGAAGGAAATAGCTTTTAACAATAGTCATATGGCGACTTTGGTTCAAAGAACTACAGTCCCTCATGTCGAAATTGATTTGTCTACTGATACAGTGGCCGAACTTTATATCCCCTACGTGTCCAGCCGTTCTTTTTATGGCTTGACATCAGTCTTAAGTTCAACTAATAATTTTCCTTTGGGATATTTGAACTTATACCCGTACTCACCACTCGTCTCTCCAGCTGGGTCAACAGTGGCTGGATATACAATTTATATCACTTCTGAAAATGTCAGACTATTTGGCGCTGCTTCACCACAGTCTGGTTTTCATACCAATGTTCAGAAACGTGAAGTTTCCAACAAAAATAACGGACCAATTTCCAGTGTCTCATCAGCCCTCTCAAAAGGGTTCCGTGAGTTTGCGCAAGTACCGTTGCTTTCTACCTATGCTAATTCCATTGCGTGGGTGGCTGATAGAGTGACAGGGGTGGCTAGCGTCTTTGGTTGGTCCAAACCAATTGCCGGTGACTCACTTCTTAAGGTGGCTATCTATCAAGGGGCCACCCATAGCACCGTTGACGGTGATTCTGATGCTAAGGCCATGTCATATATGTCAAAGCCTGGTGTCACTTCTCTGGATGGAGTATCTGGCACACAGTATGATGAAATGGATTTCTCATACATTGCACGAAAGCCTGCTTGGTTCCGTACTTTCACTTGGAACACAACCCAAGGTGTTGGTCTCAATCTTACTAACATTGATGTCCAGCCTTATGCCCAAATTGCTACGGGTGGTGCGACACATTTTCCACCAGTTTCGTTCGTAGCATCTTTCTTTAGAATGTGGCGTGGTTCGATACGTTACAGGTTTAAGGTGGTTAAGACAGAATTTCATTCGGGCAGATTGGAATTCTGCTTCTTTCCAGAAGCTTGGTACCAGGCCTATACAGGAGATGCGACATATGTACAGAGAAACATTGTAGATATACGAGAACATTCAGAATTTGACTTCGTCATACCATACATTTGTGACATGAATTATACCTCAGTTAGGACTGGTTCATTTAGAGTAAATGTTGTGGATCCATTAGTTGCGCCTGCAACAGTTAGCTCCACTGTAACTATTTTGTGTGAGATATGTGGCGGCGAAGATTTGGAGTTTGCTATTCCTGCCACTTTCAATGCCACACCAACAATGTTTGTACCTCAATCAGGTTTGGGTGGCGAAGTCAACAAGCTTCTTGAGGTCAACATCGGCAACTCCAACGTTGTTGCCAATCCGCACGTCTCGCCATCTATCAGTGTGGGTGATAAAGTCTCTTCATTTAGGTCTTACTTGAAGAGATTCCATGTCGTTCGAGGTATTGATGCAACTACTAGTTCTGTTACCATGTGGAATGGCACTAATTTCTCAATGATACCTGACGTACTTTTCGGTACCACAACTGTGCCAGGCG